ATATTGATCCATTAATTCTTCAATTTTGGCTTTAGAGTATTCCATTTTTATAGAGTTTTTTTACTTCCTTAATTATTGATGTTGTTAACTTAATGATAGTTTCTTTAAGTTTTTGTAACAACGCTTTCTTTTGTTGTCCTATACGAAGACCATTGAATGGAACTTCAACATTCTTCATATGGGGTTCTAAATATTGACGATATGAATTTCCTGCTAAGATAACAAACTTATCTTTATCAAGATTATAACCTTTTTCTTTTAATTGACCTAATACAGTGTCAGACCAATTTTGACGCTCATCAGCTGACATATCTTTCAATGTCATATTATATGGTTCAATTTTAGAGCGTAATGGTATTAAATGATACTTAGCAGAGATAATATATATATCATTTGGATTAGTAAGTTTTTTAGCATATTCAAGTTGTTTCTTAAATAAATCAGAATTATACAACTCTTCAGCTGGTGCTGCTTCACTGGCTTTACCTGCAGAACATGATACTAATACAACTTTACTCATATAGGTATAAATATAATTAAATTAGCTGTTATTATTAAGTTCAAAAAATTTCTTTTTAAGTATATCCCTATCTACAGAGTCAAAATTTTCATTTAATTTAACTGGACGTTCTCTTTCAAGTATTTCTTCATCTAATTCATTAGTATCAATTTGTATATGGCCTGTTGATGTGTCTATAACAGCTGAGTAAGTGACACCATCCATACCATATCTATTTTTCATTATGTGAAATCTACCAGTACCGCTAGCTTTATCTTGACGTCGACGTGATAGTGACATAGCAAAATCAGTAATCATCATTTTATTATATGATCCCGCTGCTTTATCACCTTCAATAATATCATCATTAGCTCCAGCTCTATTAACCTGACTCACTGACCAAATTGGAACATTTAATTCACGTGCTAAACCTTTAGTAGCTGTATATACATCATCAATTTCTTCCTTACGTTCTTTACTTGAGCGATTAGCACGTAATAAATCAACATAGTCAATAAGTACTAAATCAGGCATTTGATCTAAGTCTCTACATTTTTGTATATGTGCTTCAATAGTACTTATAGTCGCTTTACCTGTTGAATATTCTTTAATAACCAATTTACCAGGTAAATTAGAGACAGTTTTTTCAACATTTGTTCTGTGGTTTTGAATATTATTCACAGATATATTAGTAAAACAAGCATCATATCTTTTACCAATATAAGCTTCACTTAATTCTAATGTGTAATGATTAACATTAAATCCAGCTTGTACAGCTGCTGCTCCTAGAGCAATTAATGACCAACTCTTACCACCACCAGGACCTCCAAATATTAGTCCAAAATCACCTCCACCTAATCCACCTTGTAGTAATTGATTAATACCAGGCCAAGGTGTGGCTACTGGATTTCTGTATTCTTCACGATATCTATCTTCAACATCTTTTTCATATTCATGACCTAAATTCTTATCCATACCAGCTTTTAAAGCTGAATCAACAAGTACTCTAATATCATCATACATTCCTGATTGTAATAAATCTACTGATGTTAATAATGCTTTTTTTAACTGTTGATTTTTACAAAAATTACTAAATTCTTGTTCTACATATTCTTGATCTTCATTAGATGATTTATAAGCTTCTTTTAATTGTTCTACTACTGATGTTTTTAATACTTCATTTTCAATTTTCTTTACTTCAATATGTAATGTATCAAGTGTAGGTGTAGCATGATACTTATCAAAATATTTAATAATTGTTTCTACTAACCATTGATGTGCTTGATTATCAAAATAATCTGGTGTTGCTACATCACGAATGTTAAGTAGAAATTTTTTATTCTTTAAAAGTGAACTAATTACCTTGGTTTGAAAATTCAAACCATATTGATTTAATTTGCTAAAAGCAACCATAACTATTTTAATTTATAAACTTGAAGATAAGAAAAAATTTCATTAAGCCAAATCTCTACATTAGGAATTGAATTACCTAATCTATCCTCATTATAAAGCTTTATGAAATGTAATTTATCTAATCTATTAGGTTCATTTGTTAATACTTGTTCTATTTCTTCTAAACTGTCTTCTGGTAAATCTGGATTGGACAAATCCATTAGTTGCTGATTAATAAGTAACTGTTTTTTAAAGTTAACTATATTACCATATAAGCCATGTTCATTAATTAGTTCCTCAGACTTAGCTAATAAACTTTCTAAAGTGATATCTATATTAGTTTCTAATTCTGGAAATAATTTAAATAATTTTTTAGGTCCTAATCCTTTAACACCAGGTATATTATCTGAATTATCACCCATTAATATTTTTTTATTAATAAAGTTTTGAGGATATAAACCATAATCTTCCTTTACTAATTTAGGTGTATAAAATTTCTTTTTAATAGGTGAATACACTGTTACTCTATTATTTACTAATTGTAAAAAATCTTGGTCAGCTGACATTATATATACTTCACTATCTAATTTATTTGTTATATAACCTATAACATCATCAGCTTCTATTTTATCAATAGATAATAAGTCAATAGGTAGACACTTTAAATACTCTACTAAACGTAACATTTGGTTCTCAATAGAAGCAGATTCATCTTCTTTACCATCAAATCCATCCCAATTAGTTATACGTTGTAGTTTTCTATGTGCTTTATATTCTGAATATAAATTCTTTTTATTAGTAGTACTACCATTACCATCAAATATTAAAATAACTCTAGTAGGTTTAATATGACGAATAGCAAAGCCAATTGATTTTAAGAACCCAGTGAGCCCACCAATGTGGGCTCCACTTGGATTCATATGGTTAATCATGGCAAAACTTCTTAGAAATGTATTCATTGAGTCTATTAAGAGTACTTTACTATTTAAATACAAGGCTTCTTGCTTAGTATTCTTAATATTAGATAGTATATCTTTAAACGTCTTGTTCATCATCATTATCGATTTCAATCATTGGAGATATTTTACTACTTTCTTCCCATTCACTATTATCCTCAGTAACTTTTATCTCATCAATTTTTACTCCCTCACCAAACCATTCATGAGCATGAGCTGCTTTATAAGCTTTCTCATTATCTTTATCATCTGGAATGAATCCATGAGGTGTAACAATTACTGTTGATGTGGTTGCAATTCCACAATCAGCATGTATTTTATCGATAGCGATTTTAGTACGTTTAGCAAATTCTACTTTTTTACCTTTATGTTGAGCATGAATCTTACTTGTACCACTATTTGTAACATTACCAAATGTAATTACAATTGAAGCATCCCAATACATTGTATTACCACCTTTATTAGTCATACGAGGTTGACTCATAGGAGTTAAAGCTGGTTGAACACCTGTTTTGTTAATCACAAAGAATGTATTAGTAAATTGATATGATTCTTTACGTGATAATGGAATTTTCTGATTAATAAAATTACCAAATTGTGTAGCCATTGCTCCGGCATTCCACATTGGATTATTTTTACCTTGTTCAATACTCATGTCACATGGTATAGAACCTACTGAATCCCATAGAAATAATAAATCATGAGGTAAATTACCTTTCTTTTGCTCATCTAAAATATCAGCCATAAAAGCTGATACATCTTCAATTGAATTAAGAATTGACCTATCAATGTATAAGAAAAAACCTTTATAATTTACTATTTCACCTGTGTCTTTATCAGCTTCAGCTTCACATTGAAATCCCATTTTCTGAGCATGAGCAAAATCCCATTTCATTTCAGTAATAATGAAAACAGGTAGAATGCCCATTTTCTGAGCATTCACTGCTGTTTCAATCATTAATGTTGTTTTACCTGTATCTGAACCACCTCTAGCTATAGTAATGTGCCCCATAGGTACACCTGGTATAGATAAAGCATCTTGTACAGTTGGTGAAAATGGAATCCACTTTTGGGTTTTAAAGTTAGATGATTGATCTAACTTTTTAGTTTTCTTAAACTTATCAAGATCAAATGTACCTTTAATTGCTTGTGATACACTTGCATTTACACTTTTAGTGGACTTAGCCATATTAATTACTTGTTAAATAGTTCATCAAATTCATCTTCATTAAACCCTTTTTTCTTAGTATTAAGAGTATAGTTAGTCTTAGGAGCTTCTTGTACTGGTGTTTCAACAACTTCTTCAGTTGTTTCTTCACTACCACTCTCAGATGGCTCTAACCATTCCACTAACATAGTCTTCATTTCATCAAACTCATATTTTTTATAGAGTGATAAAACATCAGGCTGTTCACTAATCCATTTCTTAATAACTTCATTATCATCAGTTAATGAACTAGTTTTTGGTTTAATACGAATAGATGATTTGTTGAATTTAGTACCTGTAACTTCAGGACCAACTGTATCAACTGTTAAATCTCTACCTTCCAGAATATCAGTATAATCTCCAATATCCTCATCTTCAGCAATACCTAATAATTCAAGGTACATTTCTTTACCAAATTGCCACATGCGAACACCTTTTTCTTCTTCACCACGGACAATAACAGGTACAAATACCCTCATTTTAGGTTCAATCTTCTTAGCTAATGACCAATTTTCTTTGTCACTAGTTTTACGAAGTTGTTGAGCAAATTCAACAATTGGATCTTTCTCTCCAAAGTTAGTTAATGCTAACATGGCTCTATTTCCAACACCATAATGAAACATTACTTCTTTGAATGGATTTGCCTTGTTGAGTTTAGATGGAACAATACGAATTACTGATTTTCCAATTGGTGGAATCCAGAAATTTTTGGCACGGTCTTCTTTGTTACCACTGCCTTTACTTTTGTTTTGCAAAGTCTGTAAACGACTTTTAATTTGTGATAAATCCATAACTGTTTATTATTTTAGAATTAAATATAAGATAAGTTAAGCCAAAGGCCAAACTTAGAGATTAATAATCTTATAAATGGTTGTTTCCAATTTACGAAGATCAGGACCATTAGTTAATAAGATAGTGTTCTTATAATCAGTCCATTCAACTTTATAATTAGGATCAGCATAACCATTATTCAATGTTTTAATTAAAGTGTTCAAAGCATTAATAGTATATAATGTGTTTGATTCTTTCTTACGGTGTAATAATATAGTATTAGGTAATACAGTGGTTGTACTTAAATTACCTGGATCAATATTATATGTACAGATAAATTCATCACTATCCTTAGACTCTAAAATAAAAATTTTATTGAATAAGATAGAATAGCGGGTTGTGATAACCTCAATTGTTTTTTCTATGTCTTCCTTCTTTGAAAAGGTTGCAAATAACTTATTAGCCAATTCCTCTATTGTTAAATTCCATGTCATAAATATGTTATTTTTTTATTAAAGCACCATAATTCTCACCAATACTCATACGTGTTGGGAATCCATCAGCTTCAAGTTCTTGTTTAATTTTTGATAATAATTTAATATCTTCTTTAGCTACATCCAGCAGTATTGAGTCATATGTGTATAATACTATTTTAGTTTTTCTACCATATAACATTTTTAATACACGCTGTAATGTTAGTGTATTATAATATGTTTCATAAGACTGGATTAGATAGCTTAATATTTTGTTTGGTGTTGGGTTTTCTATTTTTGTTTGAGGTATAGCTATACCTGAAGGTAACATTAGACTGTTAAGTTGGGTTGATTTAAATTCTTTCCATTTATTATCTAACCATTCTTTTAAAACTGCAAAAAATGGAAACCACGCGTATTCATCCCTAATACCACCATATAAGTTTTGAAACATAATTTCTTTAGGTATTTCATCATATGGTTCACCTTCAAATTTATAATCAATCATTTTAGCGATGATGCGTGGATGGTAAGCACTATAATCAAATTCAACAAATATATAATTATTTGGTTCAAATGACTCACGTGCGCTGTCCTTAGGTAAAGCGGCGAAATTAACGCCATTAAATGCGTTTGACGGGCGAGTAGTTGTATTGTATAAATTATATTGTGTAAAAACTGTATTCCCGTAAATTGAATTATCTTTCCAAGTAGTTTCAAAATGTTTATTAAACTTATGTGGATCAATACCTATACCATTTTTTTCTATTTGATAAAACACATTAGTGTATATATCATTTAAAAATTTATTTGTACCACACCATTTTGATAATAAACCTTTATCTGTTAATCGATAATATATATTTTCCCATTTTTCATAATGTTTTGAGATAGGTATAATTGAATTTAGCTCATTTATATAATATTTTTCACAATTAAAATTAATATGTACTTTAGTGTCAAATTCTGACTCATCAACATATACGTCAAAATTTAAGTCAACTAAATTATCACCTGGTAGAAAATATAAATGAAATTTTTTATCTAAAACACATACAGTTTGAAAACTACATATAAATTGTTTAACTGTTTCCCAATCTAATTTAAATGCTTCACTATGGTTTATAGGTAATATATAACCTTTTTCTCCATCATTATAATATACTAAACATGGTTTAGTTAATGATGGATGGCGATTATCATTTGTTGTGATGATATTAACAAAACAAGTGGCTATTTCTGATTTGTCAAATAGATATTTTAGTTGTTCTTT